ATGTTGTGATTTCAGTTGACACTGCTGTGAGTCACTTGGCTGGCGCCTTGGGTCGACCAACATGGATCATGCTTAATCAATATGGTCAAGATTGGCGTTGGCTACTAAACCGAGACGACAGTCCTTGGTATCCCACTGCAAGATTGTTTAGACAACCCAGTCGAGGAGATTGGCCCAGCGTTGTTAAAAAAGTCAGCCAATATCTCTCTTGGTTCAAGGTATAATATAGTTAAGTGTAGTAAACAATCTCACCAGTTGTGGGATTGTAGGCCATTTGATAAAAGCCTGCAGGTAATCCACTGGATCCACCGTTGCGCACAGGTTTCACTGTGAATGTGTTGGCTGTGGTTTGTTGTAGGGCTGTATCCGTGGCATTGATGATGATTGAATTGTTGCCCTGATTCAATTCACCAGCATAGTAACCAATGGCCACTGCGGCTGTGCCTTGTGCGTTACTACCAGCCAAGTAACCAATGGCCACTGCACGATTTCCTTGTGAGGTAGCACCAGTATCCGTGCCAATGGCCACTGCGTGGAGACCTTGTGTGGTTTGACCAGCACTGGCACCAATGGCCACTGCGGCATTTCCTTGTGAGGTTCTACCGGCTAACGCACCAACTGCTACCGTGAATTCGCCCTGACCGTTTAGAGCTGCTTCAGACCCTATGGCCACAGCACCTGTGTTTTGGCCAGAATAACCAGCATTATTGCCAATGGCCACTGCACTGATGCCTTGTATTTCGTTGCCGGCATATCTACCTATAGCCACAGAATTAGCACCTTGGTTTGATTGGCCACTACTGAGACCTACAGCCACTGATTGAGAACCTTGTGAAGTTAGTGCAGTAAATGGGCCAATGGCTACTCCGTACTGGCCCTGACCATCAAACCCAGCCGAAGTACCAATGGCTACGGCACCTGAGGCTTGAGTGGTGTTGCCACCAGCATTTTGACCAATTGCAATTGCTGCTGACTGTTGGCCACCTTGTCCAGCAGTTGATCCAATGGCTACTGCTCCCGAGTCCTGGCCGTCAAATCCAGCATTTTGGCCCAGGGCTATTTCTGTAGGACCTGCGGCACCATCTTTGTTGTTTAACAGTGCCCAGGTTGTTGCTCCACCAGGTGTGGCCACTGCTGTGAGATCGCCAAGTGCGTTGCCCACATACACAATGCTTGTGGTCTGATCCACCACAAGTTCGCCTGGTCTAGCATTTCCGTCGTATTCGGCCAATGTTACTTGGGCATTGTCCTTCATTGCGGCACGTGAAATGCCGGTGATGTTGTCGTATGGTGGAGGTGGATTTGCCATACTTTACTTATGATACTGCTGTCAATAAAAAACCCGCCGAAGCGGGTTTTTGTTTGGGTACAATCTCTGATTAGGAGAAAGACAAGTTGGAAACAGCAATCTCACCCACATAGTCACCAGCGTTACCGAAGCTGCTAGCGGTGTTGGTAAGTTCAATGTAGCCATAACGTGTCATGAAGCTCACAACTGGTTCGAATGTTGTTGGGTCAAGAACAACACCGCTGCTCATCAAAGGAATGTATGGGCAGTAGAATGCAGGAGCGTCAGCTTCGCTGGAGCCCTTGTATCCAACCAGCACAGGAGTTGTGTCGCTGGCATAGCTGTCAACGAACACACGCATTGCGCCGTTCAGTGTACCAACAAACTTGGTGTTGGTAGGTGCTTCGAAAGTACCTTCTGTGGTACGAGCAAAAGCAGAAGTAGTAGCAGACTGCAGAACAGTCAGAGCAGCTGAAGAAACAACAGCGTAGTTACCAGCGCCACGACGTGTACGTTGGGCGATCAGGTTAGCAACACGGTTGATCAACACAGCCAGAGCAGCGTGTTCGTCACCAACGAATGTAGCAGTACCAGAAACGGTAGCTTGGTTGTATGTGAACTCAGTAGCAGCCAAAGAACGCAAGCTGAGAAGGATTTCTTGGTCAATCTCAGCGGTAATTTCTTGAGCCAGAGCAGCCATGATTTCTGCTTCTACGTCAATACCGTGCATGGCTTGAGCGTCTTGTGCAGATTCAAATGTCCAACGAGCTTGCAACTTACGTGTGCGAGCTTCAACGGCCTGCTTCAGGATTTGCACAGAAATTTGCTTACCGCCTGTACCTTCCATGGTAGCTGTGTTACCACCGGTATAACCAGTAGCTGTAGCTGTACCTTGGGGAACAGTAGAATAAGCCTGTGCAATTGTGAATGGGCTCAATGCTTCAGTACCAGCTGTCACGCTTGTAGCGGCAGCAGATTGGTCTGTCAAGCTCTGGGCGTAACGAACACGCAGAGTGTGAATTTGACCAACTGGACCAGTCATGGGCTGCACGCCAACCAACTCGTTAGCAATAACGGTGGGCATAACACGACGGATAACTGGCAGAATCACACGGTTAAGTGTGGCAATGTTGCCAGATGCTGTGGAACCAGCTGTTGCGTTTTCTTTCAAATACTTGCGTGTATTCTCTAGGATAACGCCCATGCTGTTGCGCTTGGAGCCGTTCAGACCTTCAAGCAGTGCTTCTTTGGTCTCGCCCCAGCGGCTTTCTAATAGTTCTTGTGACATTTAAGTCTCCTATAAAAAATTTTATAACCCTGCCAGGCGCTTGAGGTCAATAACGTTGCTCTTAACATCGCGATCTTCCTGTTGACTACTTGGAACAGTTTTATCCCCAGTTGCGACAGAAACGTTTTCTGTGATCACTTTAGAGGCTTTCACAGAGCGGTCTTCCAACACGGCTGGTAGATACTTTTCAAAAGCGTTTTTCAAACGAGTAGTTTGTACGCTTTCCAGTAAATTACGCATAACTTCGGCTTTTTCCTTGTTTAAGGGACTCAGCAATTCTTGCATCAGGTCTTGACGCTCATTGCTTTCCTTGATCATGCGTATTTCACGTTCTTTGCTCTCGGCAACGACTTTGGCTCGTTTAACGAGATCGATGGCTTCACCTAATTGCTGATCTTTCTTGGCCAATGCATTGTATAACTTGCGTACTTCTGCCTTCTCATTGAGATGAGTAGCACCGAATTCAGCAGCATAAGCTTCAAAAATACGACGTCCAAAATTGTTCTCGCGAGCAACTTTGATGTCTTCCTGCAATTGTGTGAGTTCTGTCTTTAGATGACGGCTAACAGCTTGACTCATCTTTTGAGCACTTTCCTTAACGAAACGTGTCTTAAGAGTTTCAAGTTTTGCACGAGCTTCACGAACGAGGCGGACTTTGGTTTCCACTACGTCACGCTTGTCAGCGGCAAATTCTTGAATTTCTTTGGCCAAGGCGTGCACCATGAAGCTTTCTAGTTTTTCTAGACCTTCAGCATGCATTTTACGATCTTTGCGTAGTTCGCCAATTTCTTCAGCCAGCTTGGTCACCAAGAAGCCGTTAAACTTCTGTGCTGATTCTTGCATTTTGGCTTGAAACTTGACGCGGTCTTCAGCAAGTGCTTGCTTTTCAGCAGCCACTTGTGCGATTTCTACGGCCAGACCTTCTGTTACCATTTTATCTAAAGCTTCTACCATCACTGTTTTGTCATGTTCATAGCGTTGTGCGAACTCTTCGCGTAGTTCTGCACGAGCCTGCTCACGAGCTTCATTCAGCTTGGCTTCCCAGGCTTCATTGATCTCTTGACGAGTTTCCTCGGTGATCAGGTTGCTATCTAACAATGGTTTGATTGCATCTAACATTAGTAGATTCTCCTTAGATCTTAAGTTCTCGAATGAGTTTTACAACTTCACTCTTGAGATACTTTTGCACTTTGTTGTCTTCGCCCGCTTCCTTTGCGATCTCTAACAATCTATGACCGTACTTCATATTCATCATACTTTCATAAATTGCTTTTGGATACGCATTTGGTGCGCTGGGTTGAGCAACCACATCTATAGTGACGATTTCAAAGTCACTTACATGTCCTGTTCTGTCGTCAACGTTGCCGCTGCCACGACTTGAAACTCCTAACTTGACGCCGGATGTCAACAACGTCTTGATCAACTCGCCCATGGGGGTTGGTAAAATCTTTAGTTTGCCACAGCCGGCGTCGCCATCCATCCACATGCCTTCAACACTGTGGCAAACACGGTCTAAGTTAATCTTCAGATCATCAGGATGATCCACTTCACCTAACACCGAGTTACCTTCTTTAATCTGTTGATTAATAGTGTTTACCGCTTTGCTGATTTCGTGCATTGGATAGACGCGGTCATTTGCATTGCGTTTGTTGCCTTCAATGCAAATGCCTTTTAAGTAGAGGTTCTTACCGTGGCCATCCGGTGCAGACTCCTCTAGCACCTGGATGTTGGCCTGATTAAAGGTAAGTTGTTCTCTAAGCGTTTTCATGGATTAACCGCGTGCCACTGGGCTCTTTGTGTTAACACCTGTTGCTTGTGCCAAATGTGGCTTGGTAGCAGGCTTTTGATCTTTCATGCTGGCACCAGCTTTGTTCTGGAAGTCACCAATCAAGTCTTTGGTTTGGTTGCTGTAAACACCGGGAGCATCGTGTCTGCCACCGCCTTCGCCACCAGCGTGAACTGGCTTGACTGTGTTGCCAATTGGGCCTTTTGCGCCAGCGTTAGCGGCTACACTAGACTTCTTGTTGACGCCGCCTTCTTCAGAAGTCACTGGCTTTGGGGCTGCTTTTAATGAAATTGCTTCCATCATTTCGCCTGTGTCGTCCATCTCAATAGCGTCTCCGCCTTCTTTGGAACCAAAACCGTCGCCGTCGCCTTGGTTGTCGGTCATCAAGTCTTCAAATTCAGACATCAACTGGTCCAATTTATCTTCAAGATTCATGATGTCGTCTTTGGTGGCAGGTGCCTTGCTGTCGTGCGCATCTTCAATATCACGAGTAAGATCACCACCGGCTTTTTCAGCACCGTCATCAAACTCAGCGTCGTCGCCTTCGCCTTCCATGCTCATGCTGGTTTCGTCAGCTTCGATGTTGTCGATTAGGCTGTCGGCAGCGTCCATGACCATGGCGCCTTCTTCCATTTCTTCAGCTTCTTCCATTTCTTCAGCTTCGTCAAGATCTTCAGCTTCTTCCATTTCTTCAGCTTCTTCAAGACCTTCTTCAAGGTCAGATTCTTCTTGCATCAAATTTTCATAAATCTCACGGCTCTTGGCCACAACGATGTCATGGAAAAGTTCGCGAGCTTTTGCGTCTTCATCATTGATCACGTATTCGATCAATTGTTCAAATCTGTTCATAGGGAAACTCCTGTAAGTAAAGTGTGCTGTTATTTACACAGGAGGGGAAAAACTAGCGGTTTATGGGGTCAAAATGGCGATAAATTACATCGCCGGTGCTGCTGGTGGCGGTGCGTATTGTTGACGCACCAGTTTGAGTTTTTCTTTGTATTCAACTGTGCGCACATCATTCATTCTGCGTAGTTTGTTTAACTGACGTAGAGTTAGATGCGTTTTACGCAGATCGCCCAGTTGTGTTTGGCTGTTGTCTTGTGCTAGATCCTGGTAGGCTTCAGGATCCTTGTGCCAAAATTCATCTCCCTT